AGGCAGATACTTTAGCTCATGCTGTTAGCTTTTTAATAAATAATTTTGAAGGTGTAGAAAAATATATGAGTCCAAAACATTATCAGGTAAAAGTTGGTAATTATGCAGTAGATGAATCAGAGTTAGCTCATCCTATTGGACAGAAAGATATACATTTTATTCCTGTTATAGCTGGTGCTGGTAGGGGTGTTGGGAAAATATTACTAGGAGCAGCATTAATTGGACTTGTATTTATGACAGGTGGTGCAAGTTTTTCAATGACATCAGGTTTGACTTTTCAAAATAGTGTTTTAGGTGGTGCTTTTTTAAATAAAGCTCTAACTTATGTAGGAGGATATTTAGTATTATCAGGTGTTAGTGAAATGTTATTTCCAATGCCTCAACCTCCTAAATTTGAATCAGAAGAAGATCCCAGATTATCATTTAGTTTTGGTGGAACGCAGCAGACAGGAAGAGCAGGAACTCCTGTTCCTTTAGTTTACGGAGAGATATTTACTGGTAGTGTTGTAATAAGTGGTGGTATTGATACTGAACAGGTACAAGCATGATTGAGAAGAAACATCTTAT